GATAGGGTAGCTATATTTTTTAATGAGTATAAGAAGCAAAAACAATCTTCTCCCCAGAATGATTTATCGAAGCTTGCTTCCCCACCTAGGGGAAGGTCTCCATCGCCTGCGGCAAGCGGATCCACAAATAAGCCTTTCTTCACTGAGGAGCAGATAACTGACTTCTATCTGAAGAAGGCACAAGGGAAGATTCCTAAGGCGGAGGCAGATCGCATTGAGCGTGAAATAATTCAAGCTTCTAAGGAGGGGAGGATAAAATTAGGAGGATAGTAAAATGCCAGTAGGAAGAGTAGCTGGTTATCCAGATTATACGTTTGATAGTACCAATAAATATATACCGATTTTATTTGCTGGTAAAACTCTAGAGAAGTTTTACGCTAAAACAATAGCCACTCAGATCTCTAATACTGACTATGTTGGTCAAGTAAAAAATGTTGGGGATAGAGTCATCATCAGAACTATCCCTAACATTACCATTAGAGATTATCAACGAGGGGCTACACTTCTTCTAGAGTATCCTGAAAGTCCAGCTATAGAATTTTCTGTAAACAGAGCTAAGTATTATAACTTTGCACTTGATGATATCGACATCAAGCAAATGGATATAGATTGGTTGAATAAGTTCTCTGACGATGCCGCTATGCAGCTTAAGATCGTCTATGATACAGAATTTCTCGGCACCGTCTATACCCAAGTGGATACTTATAATCAAGGAACTAATGCTGGAAAAATAAGCCAAAATCTTAATCTTGGAACCACTGGTTCACCTATTACTCTTGGGGATGGTAGTAGTGGGACTGTAACCCCAATAGATGCCATTTTGAGATGCTGGCAGGTATTGGATGAACAGAATGTTCCAGAAGATTCAAGATTTATGGTAGTTCCTCCAGCGATTATGTCCAAATTCCTCAATTCTGATCTTAGAATGGCTCACATCATGGGCGATAACACTTCAGCTATCAGAACAATGAATATTGGAAGTGTTGCTAACTTTGAAATTCATACATCTAACCTTCTTTCTAAAGACACTACTACAGGTGGATGGCATTGTATTTTCGGACATAAGAAAGCATGTGTCTATGTAATGCAGCTTACTAAGAACGAAATGTATAGACCACAGAACACATTCGCTAACGCAATGAAAGGTCTAGTAGTTTATGATTTTAAGGTGCTTTATCCACAACTTCTAGGACATTTGTTTGTTAAATAAGTGGTCTAAAGGGGGCATTATGCCCCCTTTTATGAAAACGCTTTCATAAAAAGGAGGATAACCTATGGCTAAATATATTAAGAATATAGACACTGGTGTGCTTTTCCCCTATACAGAAGTTTTGGCTGAGGAAGTGAGGAAAGGTTTTATTGGTAATCTGGCTATAGTCGAAATTCCTGATGATAAGCCTGTTGTAGATACAGAAGATAAGACAGCAAAAAAAGGAGCGACTAAATGACGTTCCAAGAGCTTTTAGATAAAGCCAGACAAAGACTTGATGATACAGTTGAGCCTTACTTCTGGTCTGATGATGAGCTATTGGATTATCTAAATCAGGCTTTGTCTATTTTTCTTACTGAGACATTATTGTATCAAGAGGACGATGCACTAGATGTCCCAGCTAACACTAGAATGATCCAACCAGAGAATCCTCATGATACTATAGGAGTAGCGATGGTGAAATTCGATAATCGTCCTCTAACAAGAGTTGATGTTTCTTACATCGTAGAAGGCTATCCTATTCATTCAATGGTGTTTCCAGCAGTAGCTCCATATGCTTATGCTTTTGAATCTGTTACTAAAAATATCTACTTATACCCGCCTCCACCAAAATGTGGTGTTCTAACCTTTAGAAGAATAAAGAAGATCACAGTTACTCCAGATATGTTATCTAATGATATTCCTTTTGATTCTGCTTATGCTTTATTCTTGATAGATGGCATTTGCGCTTATGCTTACACCAAAGCTGATTCTGAAGTCTATAATCCACAGCAGTCGAGTCAGTTTATGGCTCAGTTCAGACAGAATATCGCTCAAGTAAAGAAAGATACTATCTTGAATACAGATAGCTTTAATATGACTGCAGTAATCCCTGGAGGATTATTGTAATAGGGAGCAAATAAGATGGCATTAGCCTATAAGATTTTGTCTTTAGTCAATTACTCAACGGCTATAAGCTCATTAGCTAATTTCTTAAGTAATTATTTGACTCAGACTTCAACTGGGACTTTTCATGATGATATATTAAATGTTGACGTTACTTATTATGATTTCCAGATCCAATCGGTTATTGCTGATCCATCAATTGCTGATTCATGTAAAACTATTGTAACGCTTTATGATTGGGGATCGACATATAAGACTTTGGGGTTAGGAGTTAATCCCTACGATGATTGTGTAAAATTAAATTTGCAGAATTATCCTTCAATCATTGTTGCTATTATTAAAGGAAAGTGTGGTTTTTATATTGCTGGATTAGATACTAATAATAAGCCTAAAGAAGCTCTTCTTTGTTCTCAGCTAACATCTACTATTTATCCTTCCATTAAGAGTGGTCAGCTCGTAGATTCAACCCATATTACACTTCCTACAGGTAGTCTTAATATATTTAAATTTGCTGATCAGGATTATCCTAATTTTAAACCTTATGTTGTAGATTTAGATGGCACGAAGACTAGAATAGGAGTTTCTGGAGTATCTTTTGGAAGCAGTAATATTACTGTAACTTCTGATACATCTATAAATGCTAGTTCATACCCACAAAATGTTAAATTTGGACCTTTTATTAAATCTTTGTTTGTAAGTTATTCAGGGGAATATATCTTTAGAGATGTAGTGATAGATAATAGTTCTAATTCATCATCATTGACTAATCAGCAAATTAGTTTTACTTTTGCTGCTAAATCTTTGATAGATGGTGGCAAGCTTAGAATTGATTTAGGAAATTTAAGAGTTCTGGATAGTGACTTAACTGAATTACCTTTCTGGATAGAGCCAGGCACTGTTTACACATATGAGACTAAGATATGGGTAAAAGTTCCTAATATACCTGCTCACAGCATTAAAACCATTTATTTATGTTATGGTGCAAATCGATTTTATTCTCCTTATAATCCTGGCTCAGTATTCATCTCAGTTATTCCAAATGTTTTTACTCATATATCTTTTGATCAGGTATTTGGGTATGTAGCTAGGGACACTTCTGGGAATGATCGTGATGCTGCATTATCTAATGTTACTATTGATGTTGGTAAGTTTGGTAATGGAGCCTTTTTTGATGGAACTACTAGTGTAGTTAATTTTGGAACTCCTGGTTTTTACTCAAATCAATTATCAATAGAATTTTGGTTTAAAACGCCAGCATCGATGGGAGTGGCATCAAGGCATATAGTTAGTAAATCTCAATCTGGTCAAACAGGTTATCGTGATTTTGGAATATGGTTTCAATCATCAAATAATAGCACAGTTACTGGTTATCAACAATCGTCTGATATATTTGGTTCTTACACTCTTACATTACCGCAAGCACATGCAGCCAATACTTGGTATCATCTTGTTTTAACTATAACACCTGAGGGGTTACAAAAGTTTTATTCTAATGGACAGTTTTTAGGAAGTTATCAGGGAACAGCAGGTTATGCCGATAGGAATTACCCAGTGATAATAGGGGCTGCTGATTCTTGTTGGAATGGCGGAATTGATGACTTTAGATTATATTCTAGAGCTTTAACTGACGATGAGATATATGCTCTTGCAAACAATATTGGAATTACAGTGCCGTCATATAATACTTTTACTGGTAAGGTCTTGGTCGTCAAGGCAGCCTCACAAAATCCCACTATCTCGTTATCTTCTACAGAGAAAACTTCTCAAGCCTTTCTGAAAGTTGATTCTACATTTCATCCATTAAGAACTCTTGGGTTTGGTAATAATCGTGTATTAGGTGAATCTGGATATTTATTAGTAAATGGATCTGAGAGTGATTATCTATCTGGGAAGACAGCTGTCACTCCAGTAATCTCATCAGTAGCAGAATTTGAGCAATATGGGTATTCTACTCTGGCTGTTCCTATAGTGGCTGGAGTATGTGGAAATAATTCATTATTTTATGTGGCAGACACAATTATTTCAAGCGGCACTATCCAGTCGGTTAGTGGTAAAACAGTAACTGTCAATATTGATTTATCAAATATATCTCTAAAAAACATGGTATTTTACCATATTGATTCTCAACAAGGTTATATTATAGAAGCAAACACATCTAATACAATCACTGTAGCTACTGACTTTGTGACCACACCACAAGCTAATTCTACTTTCTCAATCTGTAGAACTATTTATATAGATGGATTTAATTATATAACCCCAGTAGAGGTATCATGATGAAACCAATCTCTATCAGTAAATTTGATGGTGCTAATAAGTTCTATGGGGCTGCAATAAAGACTTTATTTAATTATCTGGTAACGAAAGATCTTAAGCTCAAGAAAGCTCCAGCTTTTAAGAGCATAATTCAGTTAGCTAAAGCACATTCTTTATTTTCTTATGGTAACATCCTATTGTTTGTGGGTAGAGTTAATGAAGACGACAATGACTCAGTATACTTATACAATTTGGACTCCAAAGCTCTTAGCCGCCTATATCAGTTACCTTTTAAAGATGTCTTAATGTTTTATGTTTTTATAGATCCTGATTACTGTATTTTTTCTAATAGTCAGTGGCATGGAGTATTTAATGGATCTAGCATCTTGATTCCACAAGGAAGCAGACCACCGTGTAATCATATTGTATTTTACCAATCAAGAATTGTCGGAAGTAGAGATTCAATCCTGATTTATTCAGAGCCTTTTGATTATTTTGAGATGAAAGATACTAATTTTATTGAATTTGGATCTACCATCAATGCAGTCTACGCATTATCTGATAGACTTATTGTTGGGACTGAAGAAGAGACTTTTGCTTTGGTTGGGGACTTCCCATTTCCGAAGCAAGTTAAGATAAACAGCGCTGGGATTATCCCCAATACGATAACTAAAATTACTGTGAAGGAGAATGAGATGCTTACATGGGCAACACCAATTAGTATAGTTATTTATGATGGAGAGAAGGTGATAAATATAAACTCTAACAAGATAGAATTTACAGCAAAGGGAGTTGGTTCATCTTTCTGTTATCCCCTACTCAACTTCTCTGGGATTGGGCTTTCAGATGCTGAAATGGGGGATGATATGGACTTAAGGGTTATTAGAAATGGAAAAATTATTTAAGGAGGACAAGAATGGAAAACAAGGAATTATTGGTTGGAATTTGGGAATTGAAGCATATTAGGGAAGGTAAAATTATCTATGAGGAGACTGGGGAGAATATTGTTACATACCAAGGGATGAATAAGATTCTAGATCATATTGGAGGGAACACAACTCTCCCACAAACTTGGTATGTAAATCTCTTTAAGAATAATGTTACTCCAGCTGTTTCTGATACAGCAGTGTCCTGCTTAGGCTCTACTGGGACTTACGGCGAATGCACTGATTCAGATCTTGACCCTCAAACTAATCGTCGGAGTATTACTTTTGGATCTGCCTCTAATGGTACTATCTCATCAAGCGACACAATTCAATTTATAGCTAAACAATCTCTTACAATCTATGGTGGGTTTGTAGTGAGCACTCAGGCTAAACTAGACACAAATGGTGTGCTCTTATCTGCTAAAAGATTTGCATCTCCAAGAGCAGTTCAGCAAAATGATGTTTTGCAAATAACAATAGTATATACAATGACTACTTCATAACAAATAAGCCCCACCTATAATGGTGGGGTTTACTGTAGAAAGGTGACGCCTTGTCTATTGTCTTAATAGATAGATCACTAATAGATGTATATGAAGATCCAGATCTATTTCAATTTAGTATTGATGAATCTGTATCTTGTAGTGACTCTTATACTTGTAATCTGCATATTATTGACTCATTAGATGAATCTATCTTAATTGAGGTTTTACCCTTAGATTATCCAATAGATAGTATTACCTATTTTACAGAAGATTTATCTCTTACATGCCTTCCTTTTGTTCATGATCTTTCTGAAAATATTACTACTAATGACACAATTGGTAGTATATTACCATATGTATTAGATGATGATATCTGGTTTTCGTCAGATATTTTGTTTGCTTATGCTTTTATCATAATTGATAACCTTGACTTATCAAAAGATATAAATAGCATTGATGTTATAGGGTATGTAGAGAGTGTATTATTTAGAGATCCAGAACTTTGGTTAGATATATTTTGGAGCATAGGTGAGACTTTTACAGTTAGTGATTTATCTAGGGATATAATATCACAATTAGAGAATATTCTAGAATCTTTTATTATTGATTACGATGCTAAAGTTGGAAGGAAGTTTATTGATGAATTAGATAATGATATAGACTTTACAGCATCTATTCAAGAGCTGATAGGTCTTATCACAGAATTAGATGATTCTATTAAGAGTAAAGATTCCATCTCGGCTTCTTTATTATTTACTGGTCTACTTCAAGAGATAAGCAACCTAGCATTCAAACTTAATTGGGTATATCCAGATAAACTGGATGACATTCTCAACACCAATGAAAGCGTTTTCAATTATATCAACTATCGAATAGAATCTCTAGAGCGCTTCATCCTAGCAGAGGGAGAAGATTTTGATGCAGTAAAGATAAAGATCCAAAGTGTTCTAAATGAAATTATATCCATTTTAGATCTCCCGAAAGAAATAGAAACACATCTACTTTTGATTTCATCTATTATTTCTATTTTAGATTCAGAAACTATCTTTGTAGTACCTCTTTTAGGTGGAACAACTGTTTTTCGTGTGCCTGAATCTGTATCTTCAATACTCATTTATCATCCAAGCACTGGTTTAGGCTTGTCCTCTTACAAATATTTGTCTTACTCATTCAATCCAGATAAAAATATATTGTTGGCTGGTGGTCAGGGAGGTGTTTATGTGTTAGATCCGAATTCTTCTACTGGCGATGAAGCTGGGCTTGTTTTAGATCTCTCTTATTTATCTTCTTCAGTAAAGAAATTCTTACATAACTTATATATTGATGGTGATATTGACAGCACCTATAAAGTAAAGATAGAGACTGAATATGGAGATGTTAATTACTCAACAAGAGAAAGGCGCCTTAAAGTAGGTAAAGGAGTAAAAGGTGCTAGGTTTAAAGTTATTATTCAAGGTATCAATGGTATAAAAGAGCTTTGGCTTACTCCGATATTAAGTAGAAGAAGTAAGTAGAAGGGACTTGATTATGGCATCCTTTCCATCTTTTTTAGGTCTTTGGAATTATAGAAAAAGGATTAGAATATCTGGTTCATCAGGAGCTGGAACTAATTATCAGGTTCTTTTAAAGATTGGCGAGAATTATACTACCTGGCAACCATCCACTGCCTATAGTGCAGGTGCTCTTGTTAAACCAACTGCTGGAAGCAATTCTTTCTTTTACGAGTGCACTACTGCTGGAACTTCTGGAACTACAGAACCAACCTGGCCTACTACAGATGGAGCAACAGTAACAAATGGAACAGTAGTCTGGACAGCCAGAGCTGGATTTACACTAGATGGAAAATCTGCAAAATTTCCTTCTGGAACAAACGACAGTGGAGATATACGATTTGTTGATGCAGATAGTTTAAATCTGCAAAGTTTTTGGGTAGAAAAAGTTACTGGGACTTCACCGAATAGAGTCGCCTATGTTTGGGTTAAGGTCTCAGCAGATTTAGGTAGTGATCAGTATTTATATTGTTTTTTTGGGAACCCTAATGCTTCTAATGCAAGTAATGGAAAAGATACTTTTCTCTTTTTCGATGATTTTGAGAATTACGTTGATGGGTCGGATATAAATGGCCAGGGTGGATGGGTAACAAACAGAGTTGGTGGGACTGGTGAGGCTAAGGTTAGAATTACAAATGGAAGGAAACATCTTCACTTATCATCTACAGACCAGGAAACGATTGTTGTTCGCCCACATACTATTAGTAATTATGGGGTTGCCTTTAGAATCTGTGAATATGGAGTTAATGTTAATGAAGTTATGGGTCAACATTTTACAGACGAGACTCTAGTTTTTGGGTATTCTTGTAGATGGTGGGAAGGAGGAGGTATATACTCTAGGTTAAGAAGGTATACATCTGGTAGTGATATGGCATTAACCTTTATTTCTGATACAGATACAGTCAATGTTTATCGCACTCTTGAGTTCGCTTGGTTTGGATCCTCTCTGAAAGGGTTTAGAGACGGATTACTGAAATTATCTGCTATAGACTCTACCTTTTCATTGCTAACATATATTCACCTACGTGTGTATTCGCCCTCTGACAGATATATTGATTGGGTCGTATTACGAAGATATATCTATCCAGAACCATCATTCAGTTTAGCAGATGAATTAGAAGAGAGATCATCAATACTTATAACTTTAAATGGATGGGGATATAGAAAGTCCTTTGCTATTGCAGAGCAGTCTGGTAATAGTTTAACTGACTATTCAGTTTGTTTAAGGATTGGGGAAAGTTCAACATCCACTAATTATAATTTTCATTTAGGTGGGCTCTCAGCAAAATTTCCTTCTGGAAAAAATGATAGCGGCGATTTAAGATTTTATGATGGGACAAATGGGTTATCTTTTTGGGTAGAGAAAGTTAGTGGAACAGCTCCAAATAGAACTGCTTATGTTTGGATAAAGATTCCATATTTAAGTGCCAGCCAAGTTAAAACACTATGGTGTTATTTTGGAAATCCTAACGCTACTAATGTAAGTAATGGTGATAATACTTTTATTTTATTTGACGATTTTGATATGACATCTTTAAATACAATTAAATGGACTCCAGTAGGGGACTACTCTATATCAAATAGTGTTATACAGATAAACCCAAATCATACAAATAATCCTAGGACAGTAGACGGTATATCCTGTAATGACGGTATCTATTCTAATTTAACATTCAATTATCCTATAGAGATAAAGACAAGAGTTACAGGACATACAGATTATGTGTCATATGGTCTTGGTTTATTAGGTTTGAGCTATAAATATAATGATGGTGGTGCAAGTTATTGGGGTCTTTATTTTAATAACTCCAGAATAGTTACTTGGGGTTATGATGTCCCACCCAATGGTTTAGTTGGTGATGTTTTAGTAAGAATAACATATGACTCATTTTATTTGATGGATCCATCTGTATATACTCCCAGAACATGGAATTATGGATTACACAATAATCCAAATAACTATAGAATTGTAATTTCATCCTGGTATCCGAGTGATATAAGTATAGATTTTATAACAGTCCGTAAATATATTTTTCCAGAGCCATCTCTTGCTTGGTCAGGAAAGATAGAGAAGAATTCTATACCTAGTTCTTACTTTATAGTATCTTATAAGCAGAAGAACTGAGATGAAGGTCGTAATAGGATCACAGAGTTCTGCTAAATATAACATTACACAAGACAGTATTGCTGTTAAAATAATTCAACCGAAGAA